CACCAACCCAAGAAGGCCATTGATCAACAAATGCTCTAATTTTATTTGCCATTTCCATTGACGTATCAAGTTTGTTGGCAATAATCAATATTTTTTCAGGTTGATTTTTCTTCGCAAAAACTAATCGTTTAGATATCCAAGCCGCGGTTACTGTTGATACACCCGCTTGACGATATTTTAGTGCTATGTTTTCCTCATAATCTTCATAATCTTGTAATAATGAAATTTGATCGGGAAATAATTCTAGTGGTACATACTTTGAAACAGTGTTATCATAAGTTTGTAGGTATGTTCTTAATGCGTATGGAGTGTCTTGTAAACACTTCACATACTCAATCATTACTTGTTCTTTAGTTAAACCCATATCTAATAAATATCAATTAGGGGTTTTTGTTGTAAACATTACTTTTTACCTATTGAGAACATTTTAGAAATTGGTAATTCCATTGGGGCTTCGTCAGAAAACATGGTAACTTTCTTTGGTTTACGAAGAATAAATGATTCTAACTCTTTTTTAGAAATTTTTTTTTTCTTCCCTTCACCTAACATTTCTAATATTTCATTTTCCCAATATTCCTGTGTTCCTTCGTTTGTTTTTTTCACAGTTTTCTCAGGATTCTTTTTCTCTGGCATTTCTTTGTATTGTTTTTTAGATGTAGAGTCCGAGAACTCTTTTGCCATTTTACACCATTTACAATTCTTAGAAGAACATTTATTACAACGAGCCCAAAATAAACCTTGTTGTGCTTTTGACTCGAATTTTTCCTTAATTACACCTTCAGTTGGCATCCCATCTAATGAACCATCCGGATCATCACTATTATCCGTCCCATAATCTTCAGGATTATTATAGTTTACAGGTTTGTTACCACCAAATTCATCTTGATTTATAGTGTCGTCAATCGTTGCGTCTTCAGTTACTTCAGATTCCATAGGAGTTGCCTTTACAGTACCATCAGGATTCTTTTCAACCTTATAACCCTTACCTGTTGGGTTATTTGGTAAATCACCACCTTGTGGGCCTATCTTCACAATTTCTTTTGCAGGCTCGGTTGTTTTAGTTACTTGCTCACTTGATTCAATTTTTTTAAATCTTTCGATTAAAACATTAATTTGTTTTTCGTTCATTTTTGAAATCGTCTTATCAGATAGACCATTCTCCATTAAAAATTTAATCTTTGTATTAGTTTTCATAAACAACATCCTTTTCAAATTGTAATACTATATCTCTAGCATATAGTTTATCTTTTACTGATTCTTCTGTCTCACCAAAATGAAACACCAATCTTTTTATTATTGAGAAATCTTTATCGTTATTTTCCTGTTCCCACCCTAAGGCAATAACACCATCCATGGAATCAATAACAGAAAAAACATCTGAGTCTTGTACTAAATCAAATCCAACCTCATCATTAACTAAGGTTCCAACTTTTTTTATGTATTCTAAATCAGGTGGTGATGGATATCCATTTGCTGGTTTTGATTCCCAATTCTCACCAAATACTTCTATAGTGTCAGAAAAAATAAATTCATAAATGTTATCACCCTTATAATTTGGGCCAAGACCATTTATGTAAATTAATCGATTCATATAATTCTACCTGACTTAGTGATTTTAACTTCATTGATACCTTCTTTAAAGATCAAATTACCTTTTGTCGAAAGTCCCATTAATTTAACTCTTGGGTTTTCTCTAATATAATCTAACGCAACATCAAGTTGTTCTGCAGATTCAGATAGTTTAACAATATTTTCTTTATTGTGTCTATAAGTTAAATTAGTTTTTCTCTCTTTTTTAAGTTGGTATTCTTTTTCCTCTTCTTCATTGATGATAAAATATTTTGATAATACTTTATCAACTGATGATTCACCAAAAGTACCGTGAGATAAGTGTTTGAAGTCTGGTATGTGTTTTCTACCTTTTCTTCTTTCTCTGTGATATTCATCTTCCTCGAATTCATCCTCATCTTCAGAAGTCAATTTCTTCGCCGACATTGCAGAATACGCTCCACCGAACATATCTTTGAATGCATCACCGATATTATCATATTCTTCAGCCATTTCAGGTTCTGCAGGTGGTTCAGGCATCATATCAGTATCTTCTTCTTCGAATGATACTTCTTCTTCCTCATCACCTGATGTTTCACCATCTTCATCTTCATTACCACCTTCTAACTTATCGATAATCTGTTCGATATCATCTTCATCCAATACATCAACATCAATTGCCGATAAAATAGAATTGATAATATATTTAACTTCCTTATTTGAAAGTTCTTTATCTTCTTCGTATGATCTGATTTTTTGGGCTAATTTCCCTACAAGGATTTGGATTCTTTTAAGATCAGAAACCTTTTTTTCTTTTGGTTTTTCCTCAACGTCGATTTCAGTCTCGGTTTCTTCTTCGTCACTCATCGGTGGCATGTCGTCCATTGGTTCGTCACCCATCGGTGGCATGTCGTCCATTGGTTGTTCATCACCCATCGGTGGCATTTCACCACCCATATCTGCGGGTTGATCCATAGGTTCAGCGGGTAAAGCAGGCTCTGCGGGAGGTGCAATAGGTTCTGCCGGTGCAGCTGGTGGAATATCCGCAACAGGTTCAGGTGTAGGTTCTTCGGACTTCTTTTTCTTAGTCTTTAGTATGAACTTTTTTTTTTGCTCGCCAATTAGCGAGATACCTTCTTCATTTTCGTGAAGGACATTGATTTCCTTAGCCATCAAGTTCAGTCTCTTCAATGCTTGTGAATAAGATGAGTAATATTTTCTCGATTGCATCGGTTCAATATAATCAGATTCAGACTCATTAATAGACATCTTGATGATATATCCTTGTCTCTCTTTCTCAATACGGTATGTTTTACCATCCGCCATATCGACAGAGTATTCCGTAGATTTAGTTTCATTTACGGCTTGTGGTATATTTTCATTATAACGAGCAATTTCCATTATTCGTCTAATTTTATCCATACCCTCTAGTTTTTCACTACCAATAGGTTTTAATCCTCCCATGTTATATTTTCTTTAATGTGAATTATTTTTTCTTAATAAATATATCAATAAATATAATTATTTCTAATTGTGTTTTTTTATTGTTTCATAGATAGTCTTTTATTTAGAAATTCCTTAGATGCACCCCTTAGTTTTTCTAAATAACCATTTCTTCTAAGAATTTTAAATACCAAATTCTCCGAAGAATATTCACCATCTTTTTCAAGACCACAAGTTCTAAACTTTCTTAATTTTTCTTTATATTTTTCAATCAGTTCTTTAGCGACTTCAATTTCCTCATCTTCAATATTTTCTAAAACACCGTCGATAATATCCATCCATTGTTTCGCCTTTCTTTTGATTGTATTTTTATCGATCTTAACCTTTTCTTTTTCAGGTTGGTGTTGCCACTCATCATATAATAGAGAATAAACCCCACTTGAGAAATGTGCGTCCTCCTCACCCTCAACGTACAATTCAGTTTCGTAACCAAAAATTTTAATATCGTGACTATTGTTAAATAACGCTTTCTTTAAATTGAAAAGTTCTTTATATAGATCAACATTTGATGGTGAAAACTGATTGTAATTAATAATAATGTGAATGTCGAAATCTGAATATTTAGACCAGTTGTAATTTGCTAATGACCCTGTTAATACTATGTCAGTAACAATTAGGTCGATATCTATATATTCTAAAAATTGATTTGCAATTTCTAAAAGACGTTCTCTAACTTCTGGTCTCATTTTATATTTTTGACCTTCAGGATCGCCCATATGTTTCTCATTCGGTAATTCCCAAATTTTTGGATTTAATTCCGATTGAGGTTCGAAACTCTTAATAAGTTCTGAAGTATTCATACTAATAAATACCTACTAACTATAGTTTCGTATATTTATGAACTTTCGAAATGTTGGTATTAAAGAAATTACCCTGTGATTGTGCCATTCTAAATTGAGTATATTTTTGATGGGGTACATCAACGTACTCATATCTTGCTCCGTTTTTAAACTCAGCAATCATTTTTTTAGTTATTGTATCATATTGTGTTCTAACAATATTTGAGGATTCTACTTCATTTAAAATTGTAGTTCCACTAATTATTTCACTCGTTATTGCCATCTGGTTCTCTTAATGGGGTTATGTCATCTATGTGACTAAGTTTATCCATAATATAATTACGAACTTCGTCTCTGTCAACATCAAACCCATAATCTTTAATTGTTTGGTAAATCTCATTCATTTTTGGTTGGAATTTAGAGTGTAGTATTAATAGGTCTTCAGGAAAATAACTCGGGCTTAATAAATCTTCCTCCGACCATTCTTCTCTTTGGAATATTTTTCTCATATCAAAATAATCCTGTTCTAAATCTTTTGTTAACTCCAAACTGTCAACGAATTTTCTCCAAGCTTTCATGACTATAAATATACGAAAAAAAAATCCACCCGAAGGTGGATTTAATTTAATCTTTGGGAATTATTTTACTTCCTCAAATTCGACACTCTCGAAGTCTTGATCTTTAACCTCATCAGTACTATTTGACGTACTATAAAGTTTTTGACTGATTGTTTGGAATTTATTGTTCACCTCTTCAGTTAATAATTTAACTTCAGAAATGTCTTTTCTACCGTAAGCGTCTTTTAATTTACCTATTGTTGAAGTAATTTCAGTTTTGTCGTCATCACTAATCTTACCTTCAAGATCCGTTAATGACTTTTCAACTTGGAACATTAATGAGTCTGCGGAATTTAAAGTATCAGCGTCTTCCTTAGCTTTTTGATCCGCCTCTGCGTTCATTTCAGCTTCTTGTTTCATTCTTTCGATCTCTTCTTTTGATAAACCTGAAGATGACTCAATTCTAATTGTTTGTTGTTTGTTTGTCGCTTTATCGATCGCAGAAACATTAATAATACCATTTGCATCAATATCAAACGTTACCTCAATTTGAGGAACACCTCTTTTTGCTGGCGGTATCCCATCAAGATTAAATCTACCAATAGTTCTGTTATCTCTCGCCATCGGTCTTTCACCCTGTAAAACGTGAATCTCAACTGTTGATTGATTATCAGATGCGGTTGAGAATGTTTCTGATTTCTTAGTAGGGATTGTTGTGTTAGCGTCAATCAATTTAGTCATTACACCACCCATAGTTTCGATACCCAATGAAAGTGGGGTAACATCTAATAATAATACGTCAGTAACATCACCGGCTAATACTCCTCCTTGAATTGCCGCCCCTAAAGCAACAACCTCATCAGGATTTACACCTTTTGATGGTTCTTTACCGAAGAATTTTCTAACCGCGTCTTGGATTGCAGGAATACGAGTGGATCCACCAACCAAAATAATCTCATCGATATCTGAAGGTTTTAGTCCTGCATTTTTAAGTGCTGATTCACAAGGTTTGATAGTTCGATCAACCAAAGATTGTGTTAGTTGTTCGAATTTTGATTTAGTGATTGTCGTTACGATATGTTTTGGACCTGTCGCATCTGCAGTCACATAAGGTAAATTAATTTCTGTTTGCGGTGAAGATGATAATTCAACTTTTGCCTTTTCAGCCGCTTCTCTAATTCTTTGAAGTGCCATAGAATCTTTAGAAAGGTCGATTCCATTTTCATTTTTGAACTCAGTGATTAAATGGTCGATTAATGCTTGGTCAAAGTCATCACCCCCAAGGTGAGTGTCACCATCAGTTGATAATACTTCAAATACACCATCACCCAATTCTAATACTGATACGTCATGTGTACCACCACCACAGTCAAATACAACAATTTTCATGTCTTTTGACATTTTATCTAAACCATATGCTAAAGCAGCTGCGGTTGGTTCGTTAATAATACGTCTAACTTTAAGTCCTGCGATTTCACCCGCTTCTTTTGTTGCCTGACGTTGAGCATCATTAAAGTATGCCGGTACTGTAATAACCGCTTCGGTTACAGATTGACCTAAATAATCTTCTGCAGTTTGTTTCATTTTTTGAAGTACCGCCGCAGATATCTCTTGTGGTGAGAATGTTCTATTATCAATTTGAACCTTTGGAGTGTTGTTCTCGTTTACCACATTATATGGTACTTTTGATGTTTCATCTTTTACCTCATTAAAAGATGAACCCATGAATCTTTTGATCGAATAAATTGTTTTATCAG